TCAGCTTCCTTCTCCAAGAATCTCTTTTGGAAAGATCGCTTTCTGGCTTCAAACGCTTGTGGAGAATTCTCGTCCACATATCTATTCACTGTCGGAGCCGATAACCAAACGCGATTCATCTCGCAGTCTTCGCAATTCGGGCATTTGATCTCCCGATCTCCGTCCGAATCTTTGACTAAGAATTCTTCGTGGTATCCGCAATTCGGACACATCAGATCGATTGCTTTGAATACTGCTTCGCCTTTTGTTCGCACGATATAGCTCATAACAGCTCCCTGCCGATATCAATTAGCTTCTTTTTACTGAGATTTGTTTCGACGAATTCAACGTATTTCTGCATAAGAGCATCTGGCTTGAGAACCTCTCCGCGCTCGATATTCAAACGAGAGTAGTGCTTCTCTTTTGCTAATCTCTCAATTTTAACATTTGCGCTAAAATCGAAGTCATCGCGACCAATCGCATTGACCGATTCGGCATCACCGTGAACCTGACACCTAACAAAGTCTCTTTTTGAGATTTGCTCAATATCTCCATTCTCGCACTCGTACTTCTTCTCACCTTCATTAACTTCGACTTTGATCGTGTAATGCTTGGACGTGCCAAGAATTTCGTGGAAATAAATTTTTCCGCTTTCCTGCTCATAGATCATGGCTCCTTTTGGTTGCCCTGCTTCTGAGAAGTTTTGCTGAATAGGTGAGCCAATGTAGTGTATATTTTGAAAGCTGTTTCGATAATGGTAGTGGCCGCTGAAGACGTTGCGAAATTGATTAAACCATTCTGCCGGAACACCTTCCGTGTCCACTCGACAATCATTCATCATGGAACCGCGAATGCCTAAATGAACGACGCAATCGTATCCTGTCCAATCTCTGCTTGTGACAAACTCCTGTACTCGCGCCTTGTCCATGTATGGCATCATCACGAACTTTGAATCCATGATTTGAGGCTTGTCGATGACACTCCAGCCATCCCATGAATCAAACACCTTCATTGGATGGATGGTGCCTTCGCGATCTTCTTGATCATGATTGCCAACCAATATCCACTGACGAAATCCTTCCTTATGCCACTTTGAATAATGACTAAAAAGAAGGTCAAAACAGCTTGTTCTAATCAAACCTCTAGTATTGAAAGTATCGCCACCATTCACAATGACTGGCCTTTCACCATTGCGACGATAGATCTTTTTTGCAATCTCAAAAACCTGTTCAAGAGCCGTATTACAATCTTCGATTCTCTCAGGTCTTATGTGAAGGTCTGAATAGAACAAAAAAATCATTGGAGCACCGTCCTCGAATCGCGTTTCACTCCGCGCATCGAAGCAGTCGCAATTTGCTGCTCAATCTCATCCAGCAAATCCAAATTTACTGCGTGTTCGACGAATCCAAACAAGAGAGCTTCAAGAAGCTCAATCTTGCGAACAACATCTGGAGTCACTGTCGAGAAACTGCTTGCGATGGATTTCTCCATGAAATCGTAGCAAGCATTAAAAATTGTATGACAATGCGGATTGAGCTCCTTCATGAGCTCCTCTCTTCTCTGATCCATGTATTTATTCACTATCATGATTTTCCTCACCCCATCCTTCTGGAGCATATTCCGCATCTCGATCGACAATGAATCCACGCCAATCGACTTGGAGCTCTGCTCGCTTGAATGGCTGTGCTAGATGGTTTTTGACGACTTCAACTTCGGTCGTGATACCGCACATCGGATCAGGCGACTTATACCCAGGTGGACGGATTCCACCGAGTTTTGCGAATTCGAGAATTATCGCGCTATGGTATTCTGGCCCAGAACCGCCATATGGCGTTGTCTTTTTACCGAAGCGATTCATGTTCGCATATACCTGATTGATGATCACGAATGCGACCTTCATATCTTTGATGTAATACAATAGCTTTCGCAAACGACCCTTGATCACCTTAGCTGCCGTCATCGAGAAGTCTTCTACGTTCTCATCGAGCTCGGCCATACTTGGTGTCGCACCGAGCGAATCCCATACGCAGCAGACCTTTCTGTGAGCGTATTTCAGCTCCTTCTTTACGTTTGCCTTGTGTGCTGCGGAAAGTCCCTCATATACGCTTTCGTCAATATACTCGCCAGCCGTGTATTCTTGGCCTTTGGTCTTGAATCCTTTGAGCACAATGTACTCGCAGGCGTTCTTCAAGAAATTGATCATTGCAACAAACTTATCGAATGCCTCTTCGATTGTGTTTGCGCGAATGATAATTGGCTTCTCAAGTCCCATCGCCTTTGCACGTCTGAGCGAATACTTGTGTTCTGTGTCGAGCAGAATTGAAATCCCACCTTCCCGCTGAGTCGATGCCAATGCCTCTGTCGCGAACGTAGTTTTGCCACAATCCTTCTTTCCGTAGACCATTGTGATCAGTCCACATGGAATCCCAGGCGTCCCCATAACGTCACGAATCGGCTTTGGCATCTTGATCCAGTCATTGACTGCCAAAAGCGGCTCATCTTCGGATGCAACAAACACATCCTTCACATACTTCTGAGCTCCTTTGACAATCTCGTCGAACAGAAAGTCTTCTTTGATAACCGATGTCGGCTTTACTTCCTCTTCGACTTCTGAATCTTCTCTCTTTGTTCTAGTGGATTTTTTCCGCACGAATTTGAGACCCTCGTTACTTTCTTTGGAGAGATTCGAGCTCTTTTTCTGCTCGCTCGTGGACGAACTTTCTGATTCGCTCATAGGCTTCATCTTCTGTTTCTCCATCCTTCACGTCGGACGAGAGGCTGATATGGAAATCAGCACTCTGGTAGTTTCCAAGATTCACCTTCATTCCAAATGAATAGTTGACTCGATCTAACTCGCTCATCCCAACAACTCCCTCAACTCAGCTTCGAGATCGTCGTCATCTGTGTTGATATCGAAATCTTCATCTTCAACGGGCTTTTTCGCAGCCTTCACGACTGGCGGCTTGCTTGGCTTTGCAGCAGGCTTTTCCCACTCTGTGAAATCTGGAACGTCGTCTTCTTCTTCGACCTTTGGCTTAGGCTTTGCGACGGCCTTCGGCTTCACTGGCTCTTCATCGAAATCGCTCTCGTAATCATCTACCGGAGCCTTTGGCTTTGCTGTGACGTAGCCGTATTCTTCCAAGAATTCGATCATCCTCTTGTCATCGCGATCCTGATACAGAGTGTCGAGATCGATTGCTGCATCTGCGACTGGCTTCATTTTTGCAGGCATCGCTGTGTCTTTTGTCGCTGGGCGAACCGAATACTCGACTCCCAAATGACGAGGCTTGCGAGGATCGACTTTCTTCACGATCTTCCAGTCGCGCCCCGCTTCTGTGGAGAAAATGTTATCCGAGAAGTCTTCTGCGAATCCCATAATCTGATCGTGAATAGTGATTCCTGCACTCCACGGATGGACAGTGCCACTCTTGTAATCGAGCACGTTATACAAATATGTATCACGCGCTCGCAAATCACGGGCACGATCCTTGTCTTTTTTCACGAGCTTCTCGTACTCGTTACAGATTGGGCAAGTTCCCTCTTTGTGATCGTTCAGACAACGTACACCGATTGCGACTTCTCCGCCCTCTTTGTTCTTCACTTTGATGAAGTGAATTGCGATTCGACGGAATGGCAGCTCTCCTTCTGGATTCTTCACATCAGGAAGAATGCGAACTAGATTGTCACCCTTTTCAGGCTTCCACCATGCGATTTTCTCATAGTTTCCGCCACCGCGACTACCTTTGTCTTTTTCGATGCGCTCACGCTCTTTTTTCAGCTTTTGAAACAACTGACTCATTGCTGCTTTCCTCCATGCGATTCAAGAATTCATCAATATGCGAATACAAGTTATTCAACTCATCAGCGAGTTTAATCATCTTTTTAGAAATTGTTGTCGGACGAATTTGAGTCCTCAACTCTGGGATTGCATCATTCAAAAATTGAACTTTTGCGAGAATGGATTCAAGAGAAGCATCCTCTTCCTCTCCATCTTCGTCCTCATCTTCATCTTCGTCCTCCTCATCTTCGTAGTCTCTGTCTGCGAAAACGACTTCTGGATCGATGAATGCCTCTTCAGATTCCAAGTCTTCTTGAATATCTCTCGTCAACTGCTCCTCGATAGCATCGAATGATTCAGAGACTTCCGTTTCTACCTTATCGCGGTGCTTTTTGATGTACTCTTTGATGTTGTCGAGCAAACGGCTGACCGACATCTTGTTGTCCAGCACTGCTTTCTTGAGCTTGGAGAAATCCTCTTTTGGGATTCGGCCTTCTTTTGAAGCCAAGTGATAACAACTGTCATATGCTGGCAAAACGTAATTATCATCTTTGCTAAATCTAGCCTCGATGGAATCTCCCCACTTCTCAACAATCGTCATGAAACGACTCATGGTCGATAGACTAACCGTAGGGAATTCTTTCTCGACGTACTCTTGAAACGTGGAAGCAACTCCGGCTTGCTTGTAAAACTCGGATTCTCGAATGAGATAAACAGACTTTGCAAAGTCATACCACGACCTCTGCATCGAACCGAAGTTCTGTCTCGCCTGCTCGATCACCTTCATCGCTGCATCAGATTCACTCTTTACTATGATACTCATACTCGCTCCTCTGAGACTTTACCCCTTAACTCTGCGCGACGATTACTCGCCTTTGTTTGCACCAAATCTTTTTTGAGCTCGAACGCTTTTGCGATCACTTTCAGCACTCGTCTATCCTCATCGAATTGGATGATCTTTAGCTGATAAGAACGATACTTTGACTGCGATTGAACAAATGCCTTCATCTCTGCTTCTGTGAGCTTCTTTTGCCCATCTGCTGCACGACTTCGAGATTCACGAGTTTCAACTTCTGCCTTCCACTGTTCAAAGGCGAACTTCATCTTGTTGTATCGTGTTTCCGCTCGCTCCGAGAGCACTGCATAGTAGCCGAACATCTTAGCTGCGGTGTCAACTTCCGTGTCAATATCTTCGCTGATTCGAAGCTGTGTGGAGATTGAAACCACGATTGGCTCTGGCAGCAATCCACCTATCTCATGAACTAAATCGCGAATGTTCGCCCCCCTTCTGCCGAATAACTGTGGCTCGTTATGTTATCCGTAAAGTCGGTGGCTTCTGTTTCAGCGAGAATAGATCTCGTCAACTTCGATGCAGTTGTTCTGATTCTTGTATGCTGACTTGGTTCCGACGACCTCGACGATTGCTCCCACGTCGATCAATCCTCTGTACTCTTCCCATTGTCGAGGGAACAATGTGAGAGACAACTTCTCGTCCAGATCGAGAAGAGTCACAAATCCCATATTGTCGCCATTCTTTGTTTTAATGGTCTTTACCTCTGTCACCATTCCGCCCACGCGAACGGTGTCTCCTGCGTCGTATCCAGCCACTTCTTGTTCTGTCATAGTATAATGCGAGAATGTTCCTCTAAGGCTTTTGATTTTGCGCTCAAAGAATCCCATCGACTCAGCAAACTTCCTGAGCAGATCTTCTTCAGTTGGCGAAACGTACTTCTTCCCCTTGGTCTTTGATGCGACGATTTTGAGTAACTCGCGCCTATCACCAAAGACATCAAACGCGCCAGCATGAATGAGGGCTTGAATATTATTAAACTTGACTTTGGATTTGCTGATTCTTTTGTAGAAATCATCAAAGTCTTTGTATGGCTGTTTTGCTTGCAGCTCTTGCGCTGCCTT